ATGAGAAAATGAATGCATAATCTTCATAGGAAAATGCACCCGTCATTAGCGTCGGGAACCTGATATTCTCTTCGCACAATTAGATAGGAAGTTGAACCAAATTCGTCATCCACGTTGGTGTGTAATCACCCCCCGGTAGGAGGTGTTCGACATCAATGTGTCAGAATTGGTACCAAGGGGTGTTAACCTTGGGGACCACCTTCTACCGAGACCTCTCGCCATCGCTAAGCAGGCTTTGAGCAGGTTTGTGGGAAGTTATGGTACCTGCGCAATTAATGTATGCACAGGCAAGCCACGGAGGGCGGATTCAGTCTCAACGAGATTTACGAGTCCACCCGCGTAGGGAATGATGAGGTAATGTCCGTCTGTTTTATGTGATACTAAACAAAATTCAGCAGCAACAAACTCAATTGTCCCATCATTTTTGTGTACCGGATATGCTCCGAGAGGTAAATTCTCTGAAGCACGAACTGGATACACTTTGTCAGGCGCTAACGGCAGCTCTGGTGTTATTGTAGCTGGGTAGACCGACAGTGTTAATTCCTCTCCTGGATTCTCAACAGTAGTAATAGAGTTGAGATTGACTTTGAGCTCCTTACCGTCCGGGAAAACGGTAGTTTCAGTGATGAACTTAATGTCCATCATAGGTGGAGGCCCAATCATGAAGAAGAAATTGAAATCATCTCCTGCAGCCTCAAATAGCTGACTGGGAGTTGAAACAGACCCGTATCCTGCTCCATTCTTCATACGTACACATGTGCGCGCATCATTAAGAACAGGGGTTTGAGCAGAGCTCACAACGTCACACCTAATACCGCGATAGTAGGGTGTGCGTACCTCAAAAGCATTTGAGACTTGTTGCATCTGCTCAAATACTGGCTGGCCAATGGAATCTTGTTCTGACAAAACAGTAACGCATTCCTTATCTTCGGCAAACCGGAGGTAGGCAGATCCTACTGAGCCAGGGGCATTGGGAAGTAACTTCAACATAGAGGAACCATTATAGAATCTATACAAGAAAGAAATCATGTACCAAGAAGTAGGGTACACATAGTTTGTGAAATTTATATGGCTTACAACCCGCTTGCCTGATTTGCTATCTTCCATCATGTGTCGAGTTCTGAATCCTATGTATTCATCCACTTGTTTAATATAACATAGTGGATTGAATCGTTTCATCAGCGCTCGCAGAGATTGGAAGTACTCACCAGTCGTTTGGGCTGTAACGTCCTTAGAAGAGGAAGAAGGTACTAACAAGTTCTCATCAGCTGGTATGAAGACAGGTCCTATATCACTTTGGGCATATCGGAGAGACGGATATCCGGGCGACAGATTTAACACTGGCCTGGAGATCTGATAGTCCTCACCACCACTGTGTGCTATGTAAAATGATATTTCATCAGCAACAGTTGGTGGGTAGGAAAGATCCACTAGTGAGTAAATGGCACAACATCCAGTGGATGTCTCCAGAGTACTCGCATTTGGAGCATTCCCAGTGGTCCGTTTATACGTTTCCCTCCATGGGGTATTAGAAATAAACGGAACCGATATGCGGAAAGTGGTGCGGCCCATCTCATCTTGGCGGTCCTTTAGATTACAAACTACATTGTAGTTGGTATTCAAAAGCTCCCCAAGATCCTGAGGGACATCACTCAGCACGGTCTCTGGAAGAAACACTACTGCGAAACGTCCCTGGTGGTAGGGTGTCTTCACTATCATGATATCATAATTAATGGTACCACGCCAGAGGGTCCCGAACATAGAGGCATAAGCGAAACTCCCGAAGAAGAGAGCGCTAGTGTCCTCACCGTTCCCATACTGGTACTTTGTGAAAGGTGAAACCTCCCACGCTGTAATCAGTTTGCGACCAGAGAAGAGCGTTTCATCAGCTGTCTGAGTGTGAAAATAGTTGGGCCGGCCAAAAATGTAGCTCAAGGACATCTCATCATGAGTCTCAGGGATAAAAGAGGAACCATCGACACCATTATCTTGCAAGAGAGCAAGAGTAGTGGAATCATCATGTCCCTCTGTATGCACGAGAGTGGAGAGAGGCTTGATCACATTTTTGGTCTGCGGAACTATAGAAGTAGGCTTGGACCATCCAAAGACTGATGCTACTCCCTGTGCTGCTCGGGAAACCCATGCAACTGAGGATGCGACAGAACCTATTACAGGCACTCCAGAG